CCACTTGGTGTTCCCAATACTTCGACAGTACCTACTAAATCATCACCATTGAAATGCATTTCAGTTACATTATGTGATGTGTTTTGTAAATTTACTACTGAACTATCTGGGTGGTCTAATTCACCAAGTGCTCTTTTTTGGTTGATGAAGTTATCTGTATATTTTTTTGCTTCTCTCATCAATAAATCTTTTGGATATACTCTACCATTTTGATTTTGTGATTCTGCTCTTTGTAAAACACCTTTTACGATTAATCTTCCATCGTTTGTTGAAATGGATTCATTAATTTGTTGAGCTGTTATCTCAAATGGTAAATAATCTACTATTAATTGTTTCATTGTAATCTTCCTACTTTATTTGCTAACTTTACTAATCTTTCTGAAATCTTTGTTAGGGCTTTATTTGTTGTTTTCCAATAATCTTTTGAATCTACTTTTAATTCAGTTTTTAATTTAACACTCATATCAATTGTTTTTGACAATCCGTTTAGTGAATCTCTTACTTCTCTCATTGAACGACCAATTTTTTGTTTTGGTGTTATTGACTCATCATTTCTCCAATCGTGATAACGACCTTCGTTTACTGACCCATAGCTTTTCTTATATGCTAATGTTCTCAAAAGATTCATCAAGTGTGTTTCAGCATTAAGAATAGCTTTGTAATCTTTATTATACTTTTTATCTTTAAGTTCTTTATCACCCATCTTCGTAAGTTTTAGATAACCCATTCTGACCTCGTGAGATTTTTTATAAATTTTTCCTAATTCTTTCAGTTCTTTATTGGTAATTTCTTTTAATACACCTTCGTTTACTTTTGTAAATCCTGTTGAGTTTGTTGAGATGTCGTCTTCTTTCTTTTTATCTTGACTTCTTTTTTTCTTTGATTGAAAAGCGTAAGGTGTTTGTGGTGGCCCCTCTCCTCCGTCTAAATTACCAGTCATTGAAGCTTCACCTATTTGTTCTTTTTTCCAACCACCACCTGCGGCTTTGTATTTTTTTGCTGCCCAAGCATTAGCATAAGCACTTGGATAGACATCAAATTTCTTTTTAGCTTGTGATTTGTAATAAGACCATTTAGAAGGTTTGGTCGGTGTGTTTTTTTCTAAGAATAAATTAAGTTTTTCTTCTAAACCTCTTTTTTTTCTTTTTTTAGCTTGAGTGTTAGCGTATTCGTTTGTAGAAACTTCTTCTTCTACAACTTCAATGATAAGTTTTTTTAGATTATTTAACGCTTGTGACATCTTTTAATTCCTTGATTAGTTCATAGTATCTCATTAAAGAAACTACTTGGTTATCTTTGACGACCGACTTAGTTGTAAAGTTTTTAGCTTGATTAATAGCTTCACTTAGTTTTATTTTAACCACTTTATCGTTTACTTTTCTAGATAGTGATTTTAACTCGTTTACAACCTTTGTTATTTCTTCATTTATGAACTCACCAAAAGAATTAGAATTAGATATATTATTAATGTATTCTCTTAGAAGTGATTTTTGTGATTCTGATAAATTTGTGTATTTTTTATTGAACTTTTCAACCAAAATCTGATATGACAATAATTGAGTATCTCTTTCTTCTTTTCTCAAAGTTTCTATCAATGAACTTGGTTTTTGTTTCTTTGGTTTAGAAGTGATACCCTCTAAAATTGTGTATCTAGTATCGATAACTTGTTTTGGATTAAAATCTATCTTTGTTGTTTCTACTAAAAACAATTTATAAATAGATGCCAAAGTTTTATAATTTGATACTCTTGTGTTAAAGAAATCTTTAGACGAAAAAGTTTCTGATATTTCTTTAATTAAGTTGTATTTCTCAACTTTTAATTCTTTATTACTAATTCTCTGTCTTGTTTTAATAACAGCTTCTAGTAATTTTTCTGCTCTTGATTCATTTTGATAAGAATTGGTCAAAAGAATATCATATAACTCTTTCTCTTTTCCTAAAGCAGTATTTTCATTAAAATATTTTTTTAATAAATTTACTGATTTTGATTCTTTATTATTTAAAATGTCAGCTGTTACCTGTCTTGTTAAAATTTCAAACAATAAACCTGTATTCTTTATCTTAGAATGTTTTATTTTTTGGGACATATTATTCCTTAACTCCTGTTTTTATAAACACCAATCCTTATTGATATACTCTATCAATTATAAATATAATGGAAGTAAATAATTAATCAATTTAATTGTCATTTAAAGACGAAGAAACTTCCTTTTCATATTCAGTTTCTAATACTTCGGCTTCATTAATTAACTTTTTATCAATTTTTGATTTTAACTTATCTAATCCTAATGATTCTCTATAAGATTTACCGTATTTCGGACTAGAACTATGAAGTTTTTTTCTTTCGTGATTACCTAATGGGTCACGACCTCTAGCACTTCCGTCTTTTCCGTAATGTGGCATCTCTTTCGGTCTACCAGCACCTTCCCAACCGCCTTCAGGTGAACCACCTTCTTCACCGATTTCTTCGGTTCCAGTTCTACTAGCTAGTTCTTCTTCTGATTCTTGTTGTTCTTGCTCTGCGGCTTGTTTAGGGTCATTACCCTCTGTTTTTATTGACTCGTATCTAAATTCTTGTATTTTATCTTCTACAATCTTTTCTTCAAATCCTTTTATCTCGTCTTCTGAAAATCCAAAGATTTGTTTATACGCCCAATCTTTAGATACTACTGAATTTTCTGATGTTAAATCATTGAATGCTGTAATTCGTTGTCCTAACAACTCTAATTTTTCTTGTTCATAGATTTTAGATGGGTTTGTTAGTTCTAAATCAAAGTTTACTAAGTCTTGGTCTGTATATCCTTGTGCGTATAAGTGAACGATACCAATCTTAGTTAATTCACTAACCATAATTCTTTGTATTCTTTCAATGGTTCTTGCGAAACGAACATCTTCTGCCGCTAGTGTAGCTTTAGATTCACCAGCTTTTTCAGCATATCCGTAATATGGTTGTGGTATCTTTAATGACGCTAATAATTTATTTCTTAAGTATTCAATATCGTCTGTTGTTTGATATTCCAAACCACCAAGATTTTCTATCTTTGTTCCACTATCTCCACCACGAACTGGTAAGAAGAAGTCTTCTGTGATATTTTGGATATTGTATTTTAAATTGTATTGTCCATTATCATCTATTACTGGAGCCTTTTTCATTTGTCCAACTATTTTTTGCATATAGTTGTCAACTTCTGCTGGTGGAATATTTCCAATATCAATATTGAATATTCTCTTTTCTGGAGCTCTCATAATTCTATGGATTAACATAGCGTCTTCCATAAGTGATAATTGTTTCCATACTTTACGACCACCCTCCATCATTGAACGACCATAAGGTAAAAAGTTTGAGTCAGAAATCATTCTGAAGTGAGCTATTTCATAATTTTCAAATTCGGTTTTCATACCTTGATTTGTCTGTCTTACATCTCCACTTTCCAATACAAACTTTGTATAGTGTGGATTTTCTGGGTCTTCACCCTCTATTCTAGCAACATCATAACTTGATAAAGGTTCTACATTTGTAATACCATACTTATCATTGATATCTAATTTTAAAAAGAAATCACCATATTTACATAAGTTTCTTGTCCACGGGTATAAATTAAACTCAATGTTTAAGATATCATAGTATAGATTATGTAAAATATCGTGTATTTGATTGTTATCAGATTTAATACTTAATATTTTTCCGTATTCTGACTTTAATGTAGTTTCGTCTGCGTAGATATCTAATGCTGATGAAATCAATGGGTCTGAATCCATTGCTTCATAATCTCTAAACAATCCCATACGCATTGTCTTCTGATACAATGATTGGTTATATCCACTCATTCCACTTGGACTTTTATACAAACGAGAAAATCTATCAACTAAATCTTTCCCTGTAACACTCTGAACTTGTGCTGTATCTGCTATTTTTAATTTTCTACCACCGACATTTCTAACAATTACATTTGTAGAAAATAGTCGTTGTAATCTACTGAATAAATCTCTATCAGCCATTTTTTTAATCCTCTTATTTAATTAACCAAGTTAAGTCTTCTTTTTCCCCTTTAACATCCATTTCCCAAGAATCATTTGTTTCGGTATTTGAAGTATAAACTCCTGGATTGTGTCCAATACCTTGTATCGCTTTCTTAGAAAGTTCTATACCCTCACTTCTTAATCGTAGTGCGGTATCTCTGACCCAAAGGGCTATTGCGAAAGACATTACCAAATCATCATTGTATCCGGTCATTGCTTCTGCTTTATTTCCATTATAAATAAATACAAATAATTCATCAATTAATCTTTGAGAATGAACCACTACTGATTCTTCTCTGAACATTTCCTCTAACTTTGCAATGATTAAAGGTCTTGACTTAGATGTTGTTGAGAAACCAGGAACCATATTTCGTTCTTGACTTCTGTATTTATTTGTCATTTGATGTTGAACATCAACATATTGCAAATCTTTACTTGTATAAAACAAGTTTGGGTATTCTCTATCAATGACTTGTTGAATTGCTGCCCAACCAATATTGTTGTTTTCCACAACTAACAAAGCATTGTTATACTCACTAGCTACATTAACTAGCATATTTCCAAAATCTTGTGTAGAGATTTTACCTTTGTATTCAGCTACTTGTTCCAAAGATTCTACATCTATAATATGAAACGCTGAATAATCAGTTCCATCACCTCTACTAACATCGGCACTTACCACATAATTTTTAGTATAGTTTGGTGGTTGCCATATCCAATAGTTAGAGTCTATACCTCTCTTTTCCATTGGTTCTCTTACACTACTTTCTTTTAAATTTTCAAGTAGTAAACCATCAATAACACCACGACCAGAAGTGATAAAATCACAATCACATTCTTGAGCGGCTAATGAAGGCCCTAATAATTTATCTTGTTCATCTCTCCACTCTTGTCCTCTTTCAGGGTGAACTGACCAATGAAGATTAATAAAATTAAAATCATTTGTTCCACTTTCAGCACCTACCCAAGTTTTGTGGAAAAAATTACCAACACCATTTGGTGTAGATATAATTAAAGCCCTACCACCAGTCGCTAGTGTTTGTTGAGCAGCTCCCCATATTGTATCAATTTTATCAATAAAGGCTGCCTCATCAATAATCAGTAATGATAATGCTTCCGAACGACCTGATTCCTCAGAACTCGCTACCGCTTTAATTTGAGAACCATTTCTATATCGTAATGATAATTTATTATCCTCAACACAAGGCTGTTTTAACCAACCTGGTAAGTTAGCATGCATCACTCTAACTTTTGTTACTAAATTCTTTGCTGTTTCTTGTTTTGTAGCAATGACCAAGATATTCTTATCTTGTTGAAATGTCATCATCCACAATGCGTATCCAGCAGTTAATGTTGATAAACCCAATTGACGAGCCTTTAACACAATATTATAATCGTGTTGCATAAAAGATTGTAGTGATTTTTCCTGAAAATCGTATAAGTTAAAATTAACTTTACCTCTAACAGGGTGTTGGATTATTCCATACTTACCCAAAAAATAAACAGGGTCAGTTGCACACTTAGCATATTCTCTTTTAATGGCTTCTTTTAATTGTTTTTTGTTATCTTCCATTAATCAACTATTTCACCAGCGAGTTTTATAGAAGCAGAAGTTGCAATTACACCGAATGTAAAATACAACCATTTATTCTCATACCACTTTGGTTTTATGAGTTTAATCTGTTTCTCATATAAGACTTCTCGGTCTTTTAAAATGTCTACTTGTTGAGTTTTAAAAGAAAGTAACATAGAATCAATCTGTGTTTGATTCTCATACTTTTTCATTAACTCATCGTAAACACTTATTTGCTCTGTTTGGTTCTCGACTTGAGTTTGTAAGTCTTTTACTTTATTAGCCATATTAGTGACTTCTTCTTCAGTAAAAGTATAAACTTTATCTTGAGAATAAATAAACCCAAACAAAGCTAATAATATTATTAACTTTTTCATATCGTTACCTTTATTTACTAAAATCTTTTAAGAAATCTGCTGCTTTGTCA